ACCACCTTGATTAGAAGGAACGGTATCTTTCATTTCCCCTTCCGTTTGTTCCTTATTTTCCTGAGAAGAATTACCCTCATCGGTAGATTCTTCTTCCTCACCATCAACTTCACCTTCAGTTTTCTCAGAAGAATTCTCTTCACCTTTACCTTGAGTTTGTTCGTGAGTATCAAACGCAGGAACATTCATCTGCTCCTGTTCTTTCTCCACACAATACTTGTAGAGAATCTCAGCAGCAAGTAGAGCATCACCGAAAGTTTCAGTTTCGGCAATCATATCAACAATCTCGTGCTCCCGTTCGGTGAAAGAAATTGAAAGGAAGTTACCAACCTTAAAGTAAAGATTTACCCGGTCGGCAAGATTCATCTTGGTAAGGTCTTCATTAGCAACCATAAAGAAGTCATCTTCGTTGAGTTCCTTATAAGCACCGTAGAAGGTCTTTGCGAGACCCATATAACGACGTTTAATCAGTTTCTCTACACGGACATCCTCAACGACATTTACGAACTGCTGAGGGACTTTTACTTCCTCACTCCAATCCTCATCGGGAGTATAGAGTGCGTGAGAAACTTCGTGAGCAACAAGCATATCGTATACGGTGCTGCTTGCCTTTTGCCACATAGGCAGAGTGAGAACACGGGTATGAACATTAAAACAGGCAGTTTGGACTTTCTTATGTTCTACTACAAGGTCTTCCGTAGCAAGAAGACGGGCAAGCATTCCTTTAACTTCAAAATTTACAGACATAGAAGGGGGGTTGTGCGTTATGAATGTATTATACAAAAAAAGAGGGTCTTGCGACCCCCTGATGGACAGTTTAGAAAGTGGTTTCAACGGCTTCCAAGTTCAGACATTTTCTTTTTAAAACTCATTCCTCTTTGACGATTCCATTGCCTATCTGCTTCTTTATCTTTTCTTTGATAGATAGCAATATCTTCTTTTTTCTTAGCACGTTCAATTTGACGATCTATTTTTTGTTGATTTGCAGGTTTCCAAGCCTCACTAATAATTTCTTCAATAATACCCTCTCTCCACTCTTCACTCATATTATCCATAATGACTAAAGCATTTTCGTTTGTATCAGCATAACCTTCGGCAACTAGATATTCTAAAATTTCAAGTTCTTCTTTTGTTATTTTAGCAGTCCTTGTTTTTAATCTTTTTTTAGCTTGCTGAATATAAAGTCTTTCTTGTTGTTCTCTTTTTTTCTTTACATATTTAGGATCACCGCCTAAAGCAGCAGCCTGTCCAGCAAGTTTTCCAGCTTCTTTAGATGCTGACTTTATAGTTTCAACACTTATTTCATCAAGTTGTTCTTGCTCATATATTTTACGATAAGCTTTTTTAAGATTAAAATTATCCATAATTGTTTTGTTTTAAAAATATTTATAAAAAAAAACGTCTCCTTGCGGAGACGTTTTTTGAGTGCTTGACGACGTGCTTTTGCTTGTCGTAGTGCCTGAGGTTTAAGTTTTCGTTTTTGCTCTTTTTTAGAGTGGTGATATCGATTAGGAATTTGCATTGTTCTAAAATCAATATTTATGTTATAAAAGAAAAATTCTTCTTTTTTTCAACTGTAAGGACATTTTCAAATTTGTCCTCCATCCCTGTTTTATGGGAAATAACAAAGATATTAGCATCATTAATTACATAACGAATAATCTTAAGAAATTCTTCGGTTCCATTAGTATCTAATGAACTATCAAATACCTCATCAAAAATAATTAAATTACAAGAAACGGAGTTTTTAAGTTTAGCAACTTCCCTCCAAGCAAAAAGTAAAGAAAGATTAATTCTTGACTTTTCTCCTTCACTAAAAGAAGCATATGTAAAATCTTCGTGAATAGGAGATTGAATAGTTTCATTAAATTCCTCATCAAGAGTAAAATTAATGTAAAAATCCATCATCTGAAGATATTTGTTAATCTGCTGATTAATTAATGGAATATATTTTTTAATGATTTTTGTTTTTATTCCATTGTCTTTTAAAAGTGAATGGGCAAACTCATACTGAGAAATCTTTTCTTTTTTATCACTCAAATCTAAGAAGATTTGATCCAAAGATTTATTATAATCTTCTAATTTTTCCCACTCAGAATTCTTATTTTCAAGTTGTTTGGTAATTGTTTGAATTTCTGTTTCCAGATCTTTGATCTGCCTTTGACTTCCAAATACCTTCGTATTGTTCTGAGAAATTTCATGGTTTAAATTTGTTATTTCTTTTGAAATGTGTAAAAAATGACTTTCTCGTATTTCTTCATCTTTAATTGCAGTTTCAAGTTCTTCATATCCACTCCTAAGTTCTTTTGCCTTACTTTCAATTTCATTGATTTTATTTAACCTAAATTCTTCATCAATGTGTTGAGTGCAAGTAGGGCAAACCGTATTATCGGTGAAAAACTTATGTTCTTCTGTAATGTTTACTACTTTTTGAGATATTTTTCCTTTAAGATTTCCAAGTTTTTTGAGTTTTTCTTTTGCTCCAGAAACTTCTTCTAGATTTTTTGTTAGTGAAAAAATTTGTTCTTCAATTTTATTATTTTCAAGAATATATGAATTACATTCTTCAATTAATCGATCAATTACACTATTTTTTTTCTTAATACTATCTTTACTTTCATTTTCAATCTTATCAATAAAGTCTTTTTGCATTTCAACCTTATCTTTAATAGATTGTTTTTTTAATTCCAATGTTCTTACTTCTTCTTTTATTTCACGAATTTTATCTTTAACAATATTATTCATGGAAGAAAAGATTTTTATATCTAACAAATCTTCAATTACTTCTCTTCTATGCGAAGATGATAATTGCATAAAAGGAATAAAATTACTACTACCAATTATCACGATTTGAGTAAAAGATTTAAAATTCATTTTAAGAATTGATTGCTCAAACCATTTTTGTTGATCTACTGCAGAAGATCTTTGGTCTAACAATTTTCCATTACAAATTATTTCAAAAATATTAGGTTTTATCCCTCTACGAATTATATAATTAATATTTCCAATGCTAAAATAAACTTCAACAAGACAATCTTTTTCATTTATAGAATTAACTAATTGAGACTTGTTAATTCCCCTAAAAGATTTTCCGAAAAGTCCAAATGTTAAGGCGTCAAGAAATGTGCTTTTCCCAAATCCATTTTTGCCTACTACTAACGTAGTCTTAGATTTTGAAAAATCCATTTCTTGAAAATGATTTCCATAAGAAAGAAAATTTTTAAATTTTATTTTTTCAAAGTGTATCATTTTATATAAAATCAGTGTCCTTTTGATTAGGTGGTATAACTATATCATCTTTTGTAAAAATTTTGTATTCATATCCGTGCAATTCACATGCTTTTATTACAATTTCTTCCTCAACATCTACCACATTCATCTTTGGAAAATCCTCTTCTTCTAATAAGAGAGCAAACCTAACAGCATCATCTTCTTCCTCAAAAATATAAAGAATATGATCTCCAAATTCATCTACAGCAGCATATGCACCCTCTTGTTCTCTACCATCTATAGTTATTAAATACATTATACTATTTCTAATGCCTCTTTGTAAACATCTTCAAGTACATTAGTTATAGCAGTTTTATTTAATTCACACTCACTTTCATCAATATACCTTTTTAACAGATTAAATGTATCTTCTGTTTCAAGAGACTCAAAATTTTCTAATTCTTGTATTTGAAAATTTTCAACAATTTTAACTTCTGCTGGATTTTTAGAGTATAGATTTTCTATAAATTTTTCAAATTTAAGTTGACTATCTTTTTTCTTTACAATAACCTTTACGATTTTATTTTCATAATTGTGCCTTACAATTGGAGTTGTGTCTTCTCCATAGTAAACAAGTTCAAAAATATTGTGAGGATTATCTATAGCACTATGTTCTAAAGTTTCTGTATTAAAAATTGTAAATCCTCTTTCATCATAAAGATCATTCCAATAAATTTCGTAAGGGTTTCCAAGATAGTGAATATTACCTTTATTTGATCTAGTATGATAATGCCCAGAAAATACTTTTTCAAACTGACTAAAAATATTTGGGTCTCTTCCATCTTCCATAATATGACCTTTATAGGGAGGAAATCCATTAAGTTCCAAATGACCAGCAGCAACTTTACATTTAGAATTTTTTATCATTTTTAATGTTTTTTGTTCATTTTCATTATTAATCCAGGGAATTAATAATAAATTTAAATTTCCAATTTTAATTTCAGTTGCTTCTGAATATGTTTTTATGTTTTTGTATTCTTGTAGCAATAGATCAGGAGAATTTATACTATTAGAATTTTTCAAATAACAGTCGTGATTTCCTGTAATCATATGAACTTCATATTTAGACAAAGGGTCTAAAACAACTCTTTTTGTCCATTCTAATCCATAGAAATCAATTGATTTACGACTATCAAAAGCATCACCCATATGGATGACAGTATTAATATTGTGATATTCTAGTGTTGGAAAAAATATATTTTTATAAAAAAGTTCAAAATGATCTTGAAATAATTTTGAAGATTTTCTAGCACAGAAATGTGTGTCAGTTATTATAGCAACTAGCATAATTCAATATCTTAATTTGATATGTACGTTTTCCTTAATTGAATTGTAGTCTGAGTAATTTGTTCCGTCAACTCCATTATCATCAACAAACACTTCATCAAATCCTGTTTTTTCAAGAATTTTATTTTTAATTTCTAGTTGTCTTTTCTCTTTCCCTATTCTACGAATAAAAGCATAGTGAATAATTTGAGTAAAATAAGCAAAGGGGTTCTGTGATTTCTCTGGATTAAAATTATGAAGATATTGAATACAATTTTCAATGCCATCGGAAATCATATCATCTTTAAACATATAATTTACAAAATTAGGTTTAAAGGATAAATGAGTAGCAATTTTAAGAATACATTCTCCTATGTAGTTTGGAATAGGGGGTTTAGGAAGACCATTTGCTTCTGCATCTTCAATATTTTTTCTGTATTCTATAAGTGCTGCCAAAAATTCTTTATTATTTACATAATGAATTGACCTTTTTCTTTTTGTCATTACTTCTGTTGAAATCATAAGATCTACTAATTAAATATGTAGACATTATAACATTTTATCTAATAATAAACAAGTATTGACATACGTATCTTATTATGAGTATAATAGGTTTGTTCCGTTTGAAGATAAGTTAGATCTCTATAAGTCTTTATAAATCTTTTCTAGTAGTTTTTTAGCATCATTTACGTTTGAGATATATCCCATTTTTCTAGATATATCTTGATTGTTATTCTTAATGTTGCTAATCTTTTTTACATATGACTGATGCATCATAATCATTTCAATATCAGTATTTTCAGTTATTGTAATTACATCTTCCATTTTAATTAAAAACATATCTTCAGTGGTAGTTTTCATCCAAGGTTCTACTTTATATCCCACTGCTCCATTACGATTTTTATAATTTTTAATTATAATAGGATTAGTAACTAATAATATAATAGAATTATCTTCTTCACATGGAAGAACCTTTGTAAATATCTCCTCACTTGTTTTTAATTTTATTGATGCATAAAAATCTTCTTCCATATTATTTTAGAGTAATAGGTATAATTTCATAATTAAAGTCTTCTTCGTTATATATTTTTATTCTTTCTATAAAGTGATTTAAAGTATAATTTTTCTTTGAATTATATGTAGTATCATCTGCAATATCGTAAAGAGTTGCCTTGTCCTTGTTAGATCCTTTTCTTAAAACTCTTCCTATTGATTGTAAATTACGAATTCTAGATTTACTTGGTGAAGCAAATATCACATTATGTAAATTTTTAATGGAAATACCTGTACTAAAAACACCATAGGAAGCAACAATAATTGCATTATTTTCTCTTTCAGTAATTTCTCTTACTTGCTCCCTCTCCTGAACGTCTACTCCTCCATGGACAAAAAATACTTTACGTTTATCCTCAACATCAATATTTATTAATTCATACAAAGGTAATCCATGAGTTTCAACTCTTGAAAAAAGTATTAATGTATTTCCCTTTAAATCAAGTGCTAAATTTTTAATAAATTTATTTCTTTTATCATTATTGATAATGAACTGTATTTCATCTTCATACTTATTAAATCTTTGAGGATTATGTTTTAAGACTAAACAATGAATATCTAATTTTGATGCCCTTCCTTTCTCTATAAGTTCTTTGGTTCCAACTGCTTTATAAGGAGGACCAAACAATCCAGAAATAACCCATTCATGGGTTTGAGAATCTTTACTTCCATTTGAAAGAGTTCCTGTAAATCCAAATCTATATTTTGCATTATGAGATTTTTTCATAATGTCAATTAATGATTTTGATTTACACCCATGACATTCATCTACAACTACACAGTCATAATCTTCAAAGAAAGATCTTTCTAATTTATGAATACTTTGCCAGGTAGAAAGAGTTACTAACTTATCAGTTTTTTTTTCTTGCCCGGAATAAATCATATGACAATATTGATCTACATCCCATCCATATTCGGACCAATCTTTTATCATTTGATGAATAAGTGAAGTAGTTGGAAATACTACTAAACAATTTAATCCCTTACTTACATAGTATCTAATCACTGCATAAATCATGAAAGATTTACCGGATGAAGTTGCAGATATCACAGTTTTTCTATTATATCTTAAGCATTCATATACCGTATCAATCTGATAATCATAAGGAGAAAATTTTCCAATATAATTCATATATCCCTTTACTCCTTCTAGGGATATTTCTTCATTTATTTCAAAAGGTAATCCATAGTACTTATTGTCAACAAATTCATAAGTATATCCGTAATTTTTTATTTTTGCTATTACCCTATCTAAAAGACCTGCATACACTTCCCCTGTAGTAGTGCTTAAAAGTCTTATTTCTCCATTCCATCCTTTACCTCTATATTGAGGCATAAACTTCGCAGATTCAACAGAAAAGGTAAAGTGAGGAGCAAGTTCATGTAAAATATGAGGTTCACATTCTAACTTAATGTAAACCTCATTCTTTTTTGATATAATAATGTCACTCATAAAATAATTAGTTTCTATGAGTATTTATTGCACTTATCCCAACCCACTTGCAAACCTTTGATAGTCTATGGCATTTTTTATTTGGTAAGTTCTACTATGAATCATTTTTAAAATATCCTGAATATAACTTAACATTACATCATAATATTCAACCTTTAAACTAGCCTGAGAAAGACTTTCATCTGCATCCATATATTTTTGTAAAGTATCTTTGTCTCTTATTTTTTTAGGGAATGGGTTTTCAATATAAACATCTGGATCTGCTTTTCCAGTGTAATATTCATATTTTTGATGCCTTATATTTCTTTTTTGTTGTTCTGCTTTCTTTTTAAGAAGAAGAATATTGTTGTAAATATCAAAATATTTTGCATGTAAAGATGCAGTATTCAAAGATTCCATGTGAAGATTATCTGGGTCAATCTTTGAATCTTCTTCCCACATTTTTTGTATTGTTTCAAGATCTATCATTATTTTAATTAGCAATTAACTTGGAGGATTTAATGGATTTCCAATCCTATCTACTATATTATACATCATATACTTAAAAGAAACATCTGCTGTAAAATATTCCTCATCAGTAGATGTTGCATCAAACTGTAAGGTGCTCAATCTATATGGAAACATAGATTTGAATACCACATTAAAATTGAAATTTTGATTACTGTTCAAAACCAATAAAGTTCCATCAGAATATAAATTCATACTGGAATTATAAGGTTGTTCAAAAGATTCATTATTATTTTGCCAATTATATATCTCACTTAGAGACTCTGGAAATCCAAGACCTCTCATCCAGTTTTGAATTTCCATATAGTTTTCAAGATTTTCATCTACTAAAAATCTCAAAGTAAAGTCTTCAAATTCCATTTTGTCGCCTGGAATTGGAACATTATTTAAGTAATTTGGTTGCTCAGTTACTCCAAGAGTAATAGAAGGAATATTTGCAGTGTTGGAGAAAAAAGCTACTTTTGGTGCCCTATTCAAGGTAAATTTAAATCCTAGAGATGAAAGAAAATTTCTATTCTCTATTTGACCTTTAAATCCTGCAGACATAATTTTTTTAATTATTTAGATAAAAAAAAGACCCTTTCGGGTCTCTTGTGATACTTATGTGATTTAGATCACATGAGGTTGCGAACAGACACTCTACGATAGTAGACGTTGCTGTTTGCAGTAATTCTACCAAGACCTTGATCACGAC